TGATATTTCTGTAATAATCATCATTAAATTTAGGGTTTAACACATAATCTCCCAAATTTTTTTTAGTCATACGATCTATAACTTCATACATATGTGTAGTAGTAACATCGCCCAATCCAGATACGTGATATGTGTTCATACCCCATCTATATATCATAGTTGGTTTACCGTTATCTTCATAAATTTTTCCTCCTCTTTCAAAGGTAATTTCAAAATCTTCACCAAAACTTTTATCACCAAAATCAATTCTATTTAAATAAGATTTTGTGTAAATGTTTCCGTTATTAACATTACTATCTATATTCTCAAATTTATTGTTGACAAAAAAAATATTTTTACTAGATCTGTATATATCATATTTTGGGTTGTTTACAATAAAATCTTTTGCCATTTTCAACCCATTTGGTGCTAATAAATCATCGTCATCTAACCTATATATAAACTCATTTTTACATTGTGTAAATCCCCACTCTAATTTTTTTGAGATACTTGTAAATCTTTTTGGGGCGTTTATAACTTTTACTTGAGGGTGATTAAAAGTTAATTTACTTTTTTCACTATCGTTTATAACAACCATCTCACAATCTTCTTGATTTTGTGTCAAAAAAGAATGAATCGCCTCCTCTAATAAATTAGGTCTTTGATATGTTAAAGTTAAAACAGATATCATAATAATGAAAATGGTTGGGTATTTTATACGAATACCCAACCTTTGTTAAAAATTAGAATGGTAATTCATCATCCACGTCGTCATTTGCTTGTGGATCTTGAGTTTCAACTTTCTTTGACGGTTTTGAACCTCCGATTGTCATTTCTTCTTGAGAAGAGTCACCGTAAACATACTTACCCGCATCTGAATCCCATTTTGGAACTTCGCCTCGTGCAATTGCCTCCAAGTATTCAGTTGCTTTCTTTGAATAAACGTCCTCCCAAGTAAGTTCATTACCAACCCAATCTGCCATTACGTCTTCATCTTCGTGAACAGGAGTTGGATCATCATACATAACTGTTTGGATTACTGTGTAGAACGCACCTTTTGGAGTTTTTGCCTTGGTTAACTCAAGGATTAAATCACGTCCTTTGTCAGGATCTGCAACATCACCTTTTGCTTTGTAGATAGGAATAATCTTGTCAAAAATCCCTTCTTGTTTGTAGTTGTGTTTGAATCTCCAAAACTTTGGGCCGTCTTGTTCGTTATCTCTATCAATAACTTTAACAATATAAAACTTTCGTGGTTTGTATTGTTTGGCAAGTTCCTTATCGGAATCTTTACCTGTTGACATAAGTTCGTCGTAAACTTCACTTAATGGTGAACGTTCATTGTCGTTCTTTTGTGGGTCGTAAAACTTTTGCCATTTTCCATCAACGAATACCTCGTGGAACCATACTTCTTTGAATGGTGATGAGCCGTCGGGTGTTGGTAGGATTCTAATTCGTCTCTGTCCTTGTTTTTCGTTTTCTTTAAGGATAGCAGCGAAATATTTTTTCATTCTTTCTTCTTGAGACATTTTTGAGGTGGAAGAAAAGTCACCTGTCTTTGAGTTCTCATACTGTGAGAGAACCGCGTCTAAAACATTGTTTGTCGCCATATATTTGTTGTTTAAAAGTTTACAAGTTAAGTATAAAATAAAAGTTTGTCGCAGTCAATAAGCAATAAAAAATAAAGTTGGAGTCACCGAAGTGACTCCTTAAATATGTTACATTTGTGTTTCTTCGTCTTCGTAGTCTTGGAAAGAAGTTTTTACTTCTTCAGGTGAATACTCCTCAACATCATCTGATGTTAATACATATTCATTTTTTCCTGATTGTTTCATCTCCTCTTGTTTGTCCACAAAGAAATCAGATAGTTTTTGTTTAAAAGGTCCAGAATCTAAACTTCTTAATTCAAGTTTTTCTTCAGGTGTTTTTGGTCTCATTTGATCAACTTTACTTTCCAAACTATTAATTTGATTAATTAAGTTATCCATTTCACCAAGTTTTGTTTCTAATGTTGATAATTGAGAGAAAAGATTATTAAAATACTCTTCTTGTTTATCAGCCATAGTTTTTTGAGTATCAATTAAGTCAGTAATATCAATTTCTTCATCACCACCTTCCTCGCCTTCGGCACCAGTTTCTTCAGCACCAATTTCTTCAACATCTTTATCTGTTGCTACGTCTACAGGTGTTGCCTCATCTGTTGGTGGTGTTTCACCTCCTGGTGGGGGTGGTAATTCTCCTCCTGGTGGGGGTGGTGGTGCTCCTCCTTCTGCTGGCGGTAGTGCCGCAGCGTCTCCACCTGGAAGTGGTGGTAAAGCTTCACCTCCTGGAGGTGGTGGTAATTCTTGTTCGTTTATATAACTGTTGATACTTTTGTATCTTTTAATTTCCTCAAGTATTTTTTTATCAATTCCCATATTAACCGTTCAATAATGTTTTTATTCCAGATTTAGTTTCAACTTGGATTTTTTTAAATTGTTTCATTGTATTATCAACTCTTTCTATGAGTCCATCTTTCATTCTTATTGTGTAACAATCACCAGTGTCCAAATCACATACTTCTTTGAACCCGTTTCCCGCATCTTTTTCAGACATTCTTGTGTTTTTACCAAGATAATTGTCCAATATTAGTTTTGTATTCATATTTTTATTTATTAATAAATATACCGTTAAATAATAAAATGAAACTATTGTAACAAAAATGAAAAAGTTTAATTTATGTAGTTAATGGTTGTTGTGAACTTACAATAAACACAACAGCATCATTGATATCTTTTTTTATTACACTTTGTACATCTTCAGGTAATTTATTCCATGTCCCAACTTGTTCTATTGGCCAATGATCTGTCGTAAATTCAGCCAATACGACAGGATAAGATGTTGAGCTTGGTTGTGTTGATAATAGGTTATTATCAGCTTCTAATTTTTGGTAGACTTTTGCAATTATAAAATTAATATGGTCTTCAACACTTTCAAAGGTGGCATAAGCTTGTTGTGTGGATACTAATGACTTACATATATAATTTTTCTTTAAATAAACATCAGCACCACCATAGTTATTTTGTAAAGTTACATTTGCATAGTTGTGCCATTCACTCTTAATATAATTACCATCTTTAGAACTCAACCAAAATAAACTAAAAATAAAATTTATTAAATCGTATTTTGTTTTTTGATTTGTTATTTCTGTTTTTTTATTTACAACATCTATTATTTCAGTTAAAGCTTTAGATGTTCCTCTACCTGTTGTGGTTGAGCTAATAGTTTTAAACGTAGAGTAAGCACTATTCAGTGTAGATGCACAATTTTGGTTTGTTGTAACTTCTGCTTTTTGTCCTGATGCTAAATTTGTCGCATTCGCTGTTTGAGTTATTGTATTATTAACTTCAGTGGTTGTCGCTTCTTTTTTCTCTTCCTCCAACCTTTCTTTTAAATCGGTTAATATCTTCGTATTTAATGCTTGAAGCAGGTTATCAATAGATGGTATGCTGTAAAAGGGTTGTCTCATTCCTTCAATAGTTGTATCAAAACCATTTTCACTTATCCTATGTTCTACCTTGTCTATCATGTATGGTCCACTGAACATTGGGATGTTTCTCAAATTAAAATACATCAAAGGTTGCATAAGTGCATTACCCATCATATCAATACTACATTTATAACTTCTGTTTCTATAGATGTTATATAACGAAACAGATTGAGATGCACCACCTCTATTTCTATTTTGATTCGCCATTTGGTTTAACATTTCTAATGACTCGGCTGTTGGTTCACCTTGTGTTTGTCCAATATCAATTTGTTTAAAAATTTGTTGGTTTTGTGGTCCAAAATCTACATTAAATCCAACTACTTTATTTGATTTATCCCAATTAGTTTTTCCTTCTTGATTTTCTATCAAAGGATTATCTGAAGCTCGTCTTAAGTCAAAAGCGTCGTCTCTATATTTGTAGTCAGCGTTTTCATTCATTGCCAAATACTCACTTGTTTTGTGTGCGTAAATAGCCAAAAGTTTTGCACCAGTTTCTCTATAATCAACATTTAAATGTGTTCCAAACAGTGTGTTTGCAAATTCTAATGTTCCTTCAGGTCTTGGTGATGGGTTTTTGGAAACGTCTTGGACATTGTAAAAATTAGCATAAGATGGTAAAATAAAATATCTAAAACCATTGTTATCAAAAACAGTATTAATAATCCCTAACATATTGTTTGCGTAATTCATGTCACGAATTAAATCCTTTAGTTTGAATATGTCAACAAATATTTTTTGTCCTACGTCTCTACTCGCTCTATCAACAATAAGGACATCCTCGAATAGTGTTTTACTTCTTAAATCAGCACCTGCTATCCATTTATCATTTATTGACTTAAAACTATCCCACATTTCATACCTTGATATGTCACCCAGGTATTCAGTGAACTTAACACCAGTTGTTGTTGGTTTTATACTAACATCACCTAATTTTGCTCTAACAGAAGTTAGTGTGTTATCTAAAATTAGATTAAGATACGTTTCACCTTTTTGTATATATTGCCCCATTAAACCATAAAAAGTTTCCATGTTTAATGAAGGTGTCTTTAGTTTTTGTGTCGCATATAATTTAATAATAGGTGCGAATAACTTAACGTTGTTTTCAGTAAATTCAACATCCATATCAATAAAAAAATCTGTTATGTATGAACCATTATCCGTATACACCAATTCAGGTATTTCAGAAAAACCTACATATGTTTCAAGTGCTGCCCAAGTTTCTGGACTCTGTGTCTTTGATTGTGCTAAAGTTATAGAACCACCTTGTGTTGGTAATATATTAGGTGAATTTTGAACATATCCACCCCAACCATAAGGATCTTGTATAAAATCAGATGAAAAAGAATAAAATAACTTTTTGTCAAAGTTTGATGGATTACCATACTTGAACACAACTTGATAGTCCATAAATGTTTCTATTGTCTTTTGTATGATGTTCTTTTGATTATCCGTAATTTTATCAATTAATGCGTTACCAGTTAAACCATCAGGTTTTTGTGTTTTAAACATTATTCGCATCAACCCTTGAAAATTCTCGTATGTTTCTTCTGTAACAATGTCTTCATTTCTTGGTGCTAAATTACTTTCAAAGTCATAAACTGATTTACTAAACGATAAAAATTGTTCTTCAAACCTATCTAATACATCAGGACTAAATGTTGTAAATAACTCACTTATTTTACTATAACTTGTTGTATCACCGTAGATACCAAAATTTTCTTGTTCTTCTTCGTTTCTAAAAACTTCTCTTATATATTCGTCAGGTTGTGGTTTAACTAATCTTGAGTTATCGAAATAACCATATTGGGGCGCTTTCCAAAACGTCCTAACAGAACCGTTATGAACCGCAGGATTATTACTTACTTCTGTTGATAGTAAACCTGCCGAATTAAAACATTCTTGTGTTGTTTGATAAATATTTGAACCTACCGATGGTAACGCATAAAGTGATTTATTGTCATCTGTTATACTGTAACAACTCCAAGGTAATAACAATAAACTCCTGTTTAAATCACCTAAATCAAACCCGACACTTTTATTAATAATCGCAGTGTTTGATAAAACCATTCTAAAGTTATTATTTAATGCATTTTGTATTGTTGCATTTGAGAAACCTGGTATTGGTTTGTTTGTTACAATAAAATTTTGAGCGGCTGATGGTGGTGAAACCGTAGTTGTTTGTGATGGATTTATTATATATGTTCCATTACCACCTGTCGTTCCTGAAATTTGTGAAACAATTGTTGTACCAGGTGATAATGATCCACCTGATAAGATTAATCCACTTTCTAACGATAAAGAGTTAACTGAAACAACTTCTAAAGTATCACCTGTAACATAAAAAGTTCCTTCTATTTTTGCTATTTCATCAAATAACTTAACACCTTGTAAAAAAACATTAAAATCATTTAAAAGTTTAGGATAAAATCCCGTATTAATAATTGATTTATTTATAACACCACTTGATATAACACCGTCAAGTGTAACATCATAATTAGTCCCTTCTACTTGTAAATTATATTGTGTTGTTGTTGAGGAGAATGCAGGATCATAGTTACCAACGTAGTCCATATCATTCCATATCTCATCTAAAATATCAATATTATCTAATTTGTATTTTTTATATCTATGCCATATACTACCATATTTTAATACCCAAGCATATGGAACCTTATGAACCGCCCCAAACTTCTTTAATGATGGTAAAATATAACCATTAACAGATGTTGTTCCATCTGAATTATACGTTCTATATTTATCCCTTAATGTTGCTAAAGGTAAACTATTCAAGAACAAATACGCGGCAGCCTTGTATGGTGATTTCTCAACCAAACTATATCTAAACTCATTAAGACCTTTTTGTATTGCATTTGTAAAATATGGTGTATTAAACATAGAGGTAGTTTGTTCTGCAACCAATTTGTTGTCATAGTCATTATAAAATATATTTCCTTCAGTGGTATATTGATCCTTAATTTTTCTTTGTTTATAAAATGTTTTTAGATTAGTTAACAATAGTGTTTGATTAAACACACTACTTTTATAATTAAAATTAACAATAGGACTTATATCTTTATTTCTGATTGATTTTAATGATTTATCATATTGTAACGTATCACTTGTTTTGAATACATCAATCTTTGATTGTATTCCTTTACCATTAGCCAAGTATTCTTTACACCAATCAATATCAGTCAACGGGTATAAATCAGTAAAATCATATTCATCATTAACTATATTACCACCAAAATAATTTGTAACAGCATCGTCATTAGTTAAACCAACAGTTGGTAACGCTTTGTTATCCTGTAATATAGAACCTTTATAAAACTGAAACGACACATCTGTATCATTTTTCAAATATGGGGTATTAATTATTCCTCGTATAAAATTTTGCCAAGATTCTCCTTCACCCTGATTTGAGATATGTTTTAAGAACGCACCGTATATTGTTGCATTTATATTGTATTGTTTTAGTTTTTGTGAGATATATGGATTGTCGTCACTTAATGCTGTTAACA